GTAAACGGTGACGCGCGTACAAACCCTGCAGCCCACGACTGCCACTCAGTCTCGTCGGTGAGTTTACCGAAAGACCAAGCGTCGCCGACCGACAGCACTACACTATCCGCGTAGTCCCGTAAAGTCATGCCGTGCGGGTCGATCATCCGATTGTCGTGCCGTCGCCCGGCTGGACGTGCGCGAGGATGAGGCCAGCTTGGTAGTCACCGCCGACGCAGTTACTGGTGAAGCGGAAGCGCAGCTCGCGCCGCTGCTCCTTGAAATAGACGACTTGCTCCTGCGGCGTCTGCGGCGTCTCCGGGAACACCTTCGCCGGGCCATTGACCTCCGGCGCGCGGGCATTGGCGCGGCCCCGAACCTCGACCGTCATGTCGCCGGACTGCACGAAGTCAGGCTCGAGCATCAACACCTGTACCGCCTTGTTCGTCTGGCTCGTGACGGGAAGTGAGATGTCGGCCGTCTCGAAGAAGGACAAAATCGGGTTGACGGACAGCCCGTCAATCTCGTCCGTGCCGACCTCGTGAACCCAAAACTTGTACGGGTTGTTGTACGTGACCGTGAACGTCGCGGCGGAGCCAGCGCCGCCGGTGACGGCAGCCGGGTTCGTGGGGGTCAACGAGTACGAGCCTGCGTTCGATATGCTGGCCGTCAGGATGGCACCGGGACCACTGACGGTGCCAACGGTGATCTCGACAGGGATCAGGTACTGTCCGCCGACCAACGTCAGCACGTTTCCGGCAGCGTATCCTGTGCCGCCAGCGGTAACCGCAATGGTGGTAGCCTGCGCGTCCTGCGGGGCAATGCCGGTCATAAGCGGCTTGGGGAATACAGCAGGGAAGAGGCCTGCACCGCGACCGCCATTCGGCAGCGGCGTGTCGTACCACGTGTTCTCACGAATGTTGTAGATGATGGCGTGGTTCGGCTCGATGCTGTCGCCCTTGGGAAAGCACCACCAGATCTCACCGTAACGCGGGACCTTCATCGCGAACACCTTCTGGCGCATCGCGTAGTTCAGGTTGTCGAAGAAGAAGTTGAGGTTCAGCGTGTTCGGCACCTCGCGCACGACGCCGTTGAACGACAGAAATCGGTCAGTGCCGAGCCAGTAGAAGATGCCGTCGTACTCGATCACGGACTGCGCCGAGAGGATCGACGACTGCGCGCTGATGGTGTCAAACTGAAACGTAGGGGTGCCGCCGATGTAGGACATGCGGATTATGCTGTCCGCCGACCACAGCAGGCCCGAGGGCGAGTTGCCCGGGCCACCACGCAGCGGCATGCCGCGCACGATCTTTTGCCCCGTGACGTAGGCGTTGCCTGCGCCTGCGCCAGCGTAGTCCGTAGGATCGCCCGGCACGGACCACATGACGAAGCCGTCGTTACCGAAGGCGACGGTGTACGGGTGCAGGGAGACGATGCCTCCGGTGGCGCTGTACACCGCCGGCAGGCTCGTCACCTCAACGAGGGCCGCCGTGCCGAACTCGTCGCCGGTAAAGAGCTGGCCGCCGGTGCTGTTGCAGATGCAGTCGAGGTTCGGTGCCACTTGCGCCACCAGTTGCAGGCCGCCGCCGAGGGCCGTGTCCACATCGAACTGCCACATGTTGCCGGCATTCGCGACGAGTGTCGTCGGCGTGCGGTCGGAGATGACGGACGTGTTGAAACTGGCGTCGAGATAGAAACGCTCCAGCAGGTTGGCCGATCCGCCGTGAATGTACGTCAGGCTGTCCTGCGTGTACTCGTGCAGCGTCCGCACCAGTCCGCGCAGGAACTTGTTGATCGAGCGATAGCCGCCGATCTTGCGCGGCAGGGCGCGCTGGAAGCGCACCCACTGCCCGTCGACGTACTGGTCGCCCTCAAACTTCGTGCCGTCCCGCTTGATGCCGGGCAGCGACTTTATCTGGATAATGTTCTCGGCCACCTAAAATGTGCCGCCGTTGACGGTGCCGGAAGGCGCGACACCGAGCACCGTCCACACAGCGGACGCTACGGTCGCTGTGACAATGGGGTCGGCGAACGACGTGATGCCGAGACTGAGGCGCGCGGCCGACGCCGTCGTCGCGCCTGTGCCGCCGTCCGACACGGTGACCGGCAGCGTGAGCGACGTCGGATCGGAGGCAAGAATTATGTTGCTCCCGTCGCAGTAGTAGATGCCCTTGGCGCCCTGATTGATTTGCTTCGGCGTCCCGCCGCTGGTTCCCACGTAAAAGGAGAACGCGCCCGTCGTGTCGTTGGTGATCCAATACTGCTGGACCGTGGCAGGAACAATGATCGTGCAGTTACTCGTTAGCGTGCCGACAAAATTATACGCGATACGGTTGAGTTGCGAACCGGAAAGCGTGACGGTGCCGCCAGTGACGGAGATCGACGTGTAGTCGAAGGCGAACACCGCATCCTGCCCGAGGCCTATCGTGTACCAACTCGTGCCGTCGGTGATGATGCTGGCGCTGTCACCGGGTCGGAGCACCAGTGTGGCGGCGCTGTTGATCGTCTCCGTACCGGCCGGGTCAATCGTCAAGTCCCCGCCGCCCTCGTTGCGAACAAAGACAAAGAAGTTGTTGCCGGCGGATACGGCCGTCAGAAGGCTCAACGTGCCGGTGCCGGTGCCGGTCCACACGAACGCCCCTGCTCGATTTGAAGTGGCGGCGGTGGTGCTGGTAGAGAACGTGGTGACGGGCAGCGACTGCGACAGCGTCGAGCCGGTGACCGTGAGGCCAAAGCCGGCCAACGCCGACGGCTGCACCGTTGCGGTCGACGCGCCGTAGCGGAATACGCGCCACGTGCCGGCAGAGGTCGTGGTGGCGGCCAGATAGACTTGCCACTGCTCACCGAAGGCCACGGTGGCCAGCGTGTTGCCGTCAAAATCCTTGACGTAAAAGCTGTACGCGCCGTCGATATTGTTGAACAGGATCGTCTGGCCGGCTCCGGTCAATGTAGCGTCGGGCAACACAATGCTGAAGCCGGAGGCCGTTGGATCGACGTCAATGATACGCGCGGCAGGATCTTCTGTTCCCGAACTTTCGAGGGGCCACTCAAGCGGCGTGTCGGCGGTGAGGGCAATCGACAGATACGATACGTCCGAGGGATATATCGTGTTGCCGCCGAAGACATTAGTATAGGTCATGCTTCTTTCCTCACGGCTGCGCGGTCGAAGATCTTCGCCAAATCTTCGCCGTTGAGCATCGCGGCAGCGCGGTCGTAGAACTGCTGCCACGTGCCGATGCGCTCGTCATTCTTCAGGAACGGCGTGGCCTCAAGCAGGGTGCCGTACAGGATAAGCTGCGGCGCGTACTCCGTCAGCCAGTTTGTCTGAATGGTGTCGTCAAGCAGCGGCGGCAACTCGTAGTACATGATCTCGATGGGGTTTGCCTCGGCGGGTGTCGGCGACAGCAGCCAGTTGTTGTAGTTGTAGTCGGCGTAGAAACGCGGCGTCTCCGTCTGGCTCTCGTCGGGCCAGTACGCGCGGCAATACTCATAGTCGCGGCCGAACAGCATGGTGCGGTTGACCAGCGACGTGCCCGTGCCGATGTTGATCGAGATCGTGTCACGCCAGCGGTCCGGCTTGGCGTAGACGGACTGGCCGACTATCAGCGTGTCGGACACGACGGCGATGAAACCCTGCACCTTCAACTCGCGGGCAATACGGCGCTCGGCGAGGTTGATCAGCCGAGGGATTTGCTCAAAGACAACCGGATCTGAGGCATAGGTCGCGCCGCGCTCAAGATAGCGCTGTACGTCCTGCTTCAGGGTATCGAAGGTCATCGTCGTGGCCATGGCGCACCTTATATCACTTTTGAGGCAGTTTACCAGTCTACGTCTGCGTCGGACAGTCCTTCTCACACAGGCAGACCCACTGGCTGTTGTGTCTCTCGATTGCCGCTACCGTCTCCGCCGTGTCCTTGGCGGTGTCGTAGCCGAGGGGCCGCGCAATTGCGCAGTAGCTATTTACGGGCGCGGTCGAAACGGTTGCGCAGCCGCTCAGTGCGGATAGGGTCAGGCACAGCGACAGCCGCCTCGCCCACGTCGATTTGCCGCTGTATGTCATCCGCCGCCTCCTTGGCTGCCTCCTGCCGTCCCTGCTTCTTCCACTGCTCCCTGTCGAGGAGGGCGCAGAGCCTCTCAACAAGAGCCAGCAGAGACGACAGGAGCCGTATCACTTGGCGCGTTCTGCCAGCAGGACGGCGGCCAGCCCGGCGACGCCGGCGATGGCAGTCGAGATGGCGCTGTACAGCTCGCCGGAGACGCCGAGCGCCAGTGCGATGACCGACAGGCCGGCGTAGGTCGACGGCTCTTTCAGGCGCGTCAGAATGAAGTTCACGGTGGACATATGAGCCTCCTATTGCTCGTTGGTGGAAACGGTGCCGATCTTCAGCTGCACGGGCTTGCCCAGCACAGGCTCACCCCTCGGCCAGCGCGACGCGAGCAGGCGCGTCTTGCCTAGCTTCATGACGCTGACCTCGTTGTTCTGGTTGCCGCCAAGGACGAAATAGTGGCCGGCATCCTCGCCGGCGTAGAAGCCGACGTGGCCGCCGCCTTCCCGGTCAAAGACGAGGATGGCGCCCGGCGAGAGCGCGTCGGGGCGGAGCAGCGCACCATAGTCGCTCCACGCCTTCGCGCGCATATACAGCTTGGGATACGGAAGACCCGCCTCCTTGATGCAGTACGCCACGAACACGCCGCACCACGGCGTCTCGTCTTCGCGCCACCACGCCTTCAGCGTCCCCAGCCATCCGAGGATCGTCGGGTTATGGCGCGGGCCGGGGACTTCCTTGAGGCCGCGAAACAACGTGGCGGTCTTCATCCAACGGGGGAGGGGTGCCGTCATCAGCTATTCCTTCTGCCGCAGGAACGTGAGAAAGTCCGCCGCCATCTCGACGTTGTCGAACGCCTGCACCAGCGGGCGCTGGCCGACGCGGGGCGTCACGATTGTCACGACGGACTGCCCATCACGCTGCTCCGTGAACTGCCCCTTGAGGGCGTAATCGTCAGCGTCCTTATACCCTCTCGCGCGCACAAGGCAAGCGCGGCGACCGCCGGGCAGCTCGACATTGCCGGTGGCAAACGTGTGAATGTGAAAAGCGGCGTAGATGTCCGCATGTTCGTCCATCATTGCCGCACGCTTGAGGCCGTGCAGTTCGTTGTAGATCGACGAGCCTTTGAAGTTGTGACGCGCCCACACCGTGGCGTCCGCGCCGTCCGGCGACACTAGTTTCAGTTTGGCGTCCCAGTCGCGCATCAGGATGCGGTTGGTGTTGAGGCCCTCGAAGATGCGCTTGCCGGTATTCCACGTGTCGTGGTTGCCGAGTAGCCAGAGCAGCCACCGGACACCCAGACCCTTGAGCAGCCACTCGACCAGTTCCCAGCCCTCGGACACCGTGGCAGACTGCTCGCCGTAGAGGCGCTCAAGCCGCCCGACCCAGTTGTTGATGCTGTCGCCGCCGTTCGCGCCGTACATGCCATCGGTCTCGGCGCAGATGCGCGCGTGGCGCTCAACGCTGTCGAGGTCGCAGAACGGGTCGTCGAGGTGCGGGTCGCCGAACCAGCAGATGCCGTACGGCCCGGAGATCGGCACGCGCACAGTCTGCCACGACGCCGCGCGGGCGTGGACAATGCGCAGGTTGTTGCGCGTCTTCATCGTTGCCAGCCGCTCGTCGAATGGCAGATCGGACGGCGGAAGCTCTTCGGCTACCGTCTCTTGGTGCGCCAAACCGGCGGATAGGTAAGCATGCCCGAAGGTGCGGCGAACGGCCTTGACGATGGCGTCGCGGGAGCAGTTCAATCTGGCAGCCGCTGCGGTTTGATTGCGGCCACACGCCTCCCACACAGCGATCCGCTCGGCGTCGATGGCCGTGAGGTCGGTGTTTTGATTGGCCATCAGTTTAGCTTCAGAACGATGGCCAGCAGCAGTGCGATGATGAAACCCGCGACGCCCAAGCTGACGGCCTCCAGCCGCTTCAGGCGGGCGCACAGCCCCTCGTAGCGCAGCGCACACACTTCCTCATGGGTCTGGAGGCGCGCCTTCGTCTCGTCGATCTCGGCCATGTTGTGGTCCGTTACTTGAGATTGCGGAGTTTGTAGATCGCCGACAGGTAGACGCCCGTCAGCGTGTCGATGAGGTTTGCCACGGCGCGGTTGCCTCGGCAGATGCCCTCGTGGTTCTCCTCGATCCACGCGGCGTCGACCTCGAGCAGCTTCAGGACGTCGCCCTTCGGCGTCTCCGGTCCCGGGATGTTGCCGATCAGTTCGAACGCGCCCTGATACGCCTCGACGAGGGGGTCCACGGCGTCGATGACGCCGTCGTAGAACTCACCCAGCGCGATGTGCTTGGCGAAGCTGCCGTCGCCCTTGGCGCGCCAGTGCGCGAAGTGTGCGGCGTTGCGGGCGTAAAAGACGCGGCTGATGAGCTGTTCGATCATGCGATGCCTCTCGCGGCTTTGAGGGTGGCGACCTCTGCGCTCAATTCCTGAATAGCCCTGACCAACACGGGCAGCAGCTTGCCGTAACCCGCCTCGAGCTTGTCGGGGTTAATGTCGTAGACGAGGCCCGGCAGATCGACGCCGGTGCTGGCCATGGCCGCCTGCAGATCCTGCGCAATGAAGCCGGTGTCAGCCTCACCAACCTTGCCGCCGTCGCGCATGTCCCACGTGAAACGAACCGGACGCAGCGCATTGACGAAAGCCAGACCAGCGTCAAGATCAGCTACGTCGCTCTTGTCTCGCGCGTCAGACAGACTGGTGATCGTCGTGACTTGGCAGCGCAGCGTCGCGATGCTGCTGTTGCCGATGGTAGCTTCATTGTTGACGTTGTTAGCGGTGGCGTCTGCGGTGTTACCGATGACAATGTTATTGCTGCCCGTGGTGATGCTATAGCCTGCCTGATAACCGATAGTCGTGTTGCCTGCGCCCGTGCTGTTAAAACGCGATGCATCGTTGCCTACGGCCGTGCAGTTCGCGCCTGTTGCAGTGGTAAGCGCGTACCCGCCTACGGCAGTATTGTAGTTCCCGCTGACATTGTTAAACAAGGCAGAAATGCCGATGGCGATGTTACTGAGGCCGGTGGTGTTCCCAAACAATGCGCTGGCACCAATGGCGGTGTTATCGCCGCCGGTTGTGTTGCTGCCTAGCGCATTTGAGCCAACAGATGAGTTGGCCGCACCAGTAGTGTTGGCGTCGAGCGATCCCCTCCCAACAGCAGTGTTGCTGGCGCCTGTCGTGTTGGCTTTGCCCGACTGATATCCGACGAAGGTATTACTCGCGCCAGTCGTATTGAGGCCAGCTTCAAAGCCAAGCGACGTTTCAAACGGGGTTGTTGACTGCGTGACGCCGGACAGTGACACGCCGGCAGCGGCGCTTGTCCACGTCGTCCCGTTCGATGTCAGGATGTTGCCATTGGTTCCGGGCGCGACAAACTGCACCGCGCTGGTGCCATTGCCGAGGATGACGTTGTTGGCCGTAAGCGTCGTGGCTCCAGTCCCACCCCTAGCAACGGTCAGCGTGCCGCCGGGGCCGATAGACACGACGCTGCCGGTGGAGTTCTTGAAGTACAGTTTCTCGTCGGCGGTATTGAGCGCCAACTCGCCAACGGCCAGATCACCAGCCAAAGGAACGACGCCCGGCGTAGCCGAGCGGTAGAGTTGTATGGGCGTAAAGCCACTGGCCGCCATTAGAATATTCCTCCGTTAGCGCGGCGGACCATAGCCGAAGATCGGTGCGGCGGCAATGATAGTGCGGCGTTCATGGCTGCTCGGGCCACACGATGTTGAACGGATCGGTTTGCGTCGGGACATTCCTCAACGCCTGCCGGTAAACAGCCCATGCTACTTGGTCAACAGGTGCGTCGGCTACCTGCGTCCAGTCGCAGGCTGCGAGGCGTGCGTTGCGGTCGCCTCGGACAGCACCCCACTGCTGGTCAATGTCCTGCTGCGTATACGGGGTAAGTGCCCAGCGTTCCTGCCACACGCCGTCCACCAGTTCGGGCGCAATGCGCTGCGCCACCATGCCAGTGGCCTCCGGCGGCGTCGTGTCCTGCACCGGGTAGCAATACCAGTCGCTGCCGTCGAAGCCTGCCATGTCACGCGGGAACGACGTGCCGGGGTTGGCGCGCGTCAGGTCAGTGAGCGTGTAGGGGTAGACCGGATCTTCACCCGGTACGGTCAGGATGTAGAACATCAGCCCTCCAACTGCTTGGCGATCACGTCGCGCATGATGATTTCCTTGCGCTGTTCGATGATGGACGAGGCCAGCAGGTCAGCGAGACGGGCGCGGAACTCTTGGATGGCCGCGTCGTCTGCGTAGTTGGTGTCAATCTCCGCAATCGCCAGCGTGTAGTTGTCGATATTGATCTGATGCTGGAACACCTCGGCTTCACGGTGAGCGAGGGCGGGGGTGAGGATTTCTATTTTGTTCATGTTATATTGCTCCAAAAGCTACGCTGTTACATTGGAACGGCGGCAGCGTTGCCGGATCAGTAAACTTAGTTCCAAAGCCACTGCCGCTCCACGGGTAGGCCGTGACAAATGGGGACACTTCGTGCCCTACGGCGATGGCGTCGCCAGCGGGGGAGAACGCTACGCCACGGCCATTGCCAGTTGGCAGCGTTGCCGGATCAGTAAACTTAGTTCCAAAGCCGCTGCCGCTCCACGGATATGCTGTGATGAACGGCGTAGAGGTGTGCGCTACGGCAATAGCATCTCCAGAAGGAGAAAAGGCCACGCCGTCGCCTTGCCCGGCAGGCAACGTCGCTGGGTTGGAGAACTTCGTTCCAAAGCCGCTGCCGCTCCACGGATAAGCGGTTATGAATGGGGATGTGCTGTGCGCCACGGCGATGGCATTACCGGAGGGACTGAACGCTACGCCACGGCCAGTGCTTGCAGGCAACGTTGCTGGATTGCCATACCTTGCAATAAAACCACTGGCCCAAAGATAGGTTGAGATGAATGGGGATGTGTTGTGTGCCACGGCGATGGCATTACCGGAGGGACTGAACGCTACGGCGTTGCCAGTGTTAGTCGGCAACGTTGTTGGGTTGGAGAACTTAGTTCCAAAGCCGCTGCCGCTCCACGGGTAGGCCGTTACGAATGGCGTCGTACTGTGCGCTACAGCAATGGCGTTGCCAGCGGGGGAGAACGCTACGCCACGGCTATTGCCAGTTGGCAGCGTTGCCGGATCAGTAAACTTTGTGCCGAAGCCACTGCCGCTCCACGGATATGCTGTGATGAACGGCGTAGAGGTGTGCGCCACGGCGATGGCGTTACCGGATGGGCTAAACGCTACCCCAGTGCCTTGTCCAGTTGGCAGCGTTGCCGGATCAGTAAACTTCGTTCCAAAGCCACTGCCGCTCCACGGATATGCTGTGATGAGTGGGGTGCTGACGTGCGCAACTGCTATATACTGCGCCGCAGTCGGCGTGGCAGTTGCCCCTTTGAGTCTCTGTGACAGCATCAGGCGTCACCCACTCGCGCGCCGTAGATCGTCGTGCCAACCTTCCACAGAACGATAACCGTATAGCCCGTAGTCGCCAGCGTCGGCGCTACACCGCCGTTGGTTTCCCAGACCACGCCAAGCGTCGTCCACGTCACCGTGTACGCCGTGCCGTCATCGATCATCAATGTGATCGACTGCCCTGCGGCCCAGTTCGCTTGCGTGGGAGTGCGGCTTGCGCCCAGCGTCCATGTCTGAATGCTACCATTATTTGGGTCAAGGACGGCACCCGCAGCGTCAACAACAGCAAAAACGGTCTCGGTGTAGCTGGTCAATGTCTTGTTCGTGAGGGTCTGCGTGTCAGTGGTGCCGACAAAGTCTCCGGTCGGATTGGTCTTGACCGTGAACGCCGAGGTGCCATTGCCAATAACGACGCCGGTCAGCGTTGTTGCGCCCGTGCCGCCGTTTGCCACAGGCAGCGTGCCAGACACTTGCGATGTCAGTGAGACACCCGACAGCGTACCGCCGAGCGTGAGACTGCCGCTGCTGGTGACGGTGCCGGTCAGCGTGATGCCGTTGACCGTACCCGTGCCGCCGACAGACGTGACGGTGCCGACACCTTTGCCGTTAAATGTCGCCCAGTCAGTGCTGGTCAGGTAGCCGCTAACGAGCGCGGTCGCCGCTGCCATGCTGATCGCTGGCGTTGAGCCGCCGCTCGACACGACGGGCGCGGTGCCGGTGACGCTGGTCACAGTGCCTGTGGTCGGCGTTGTCCATGTCGGAGCACCTGCCCCGGCGGATGTGAGCACTTGGCCAGACGTTCCCGCTGTGTTTACCGCGTAAGCCGTCCCAGTGCCGTAAGCCACGCCGCCCGCTGTTGGGGTGGCAGTGCTATTGGTGCCGCCGTTAGCGACGGGCAGCGTGCCACTGACGTGCGTCGTGAGACCGATCTTGCCGTAAGCCGGCGCAACGCCCACGCCGCCAGAGATCAGCGCATTGCCCGTGGCGACATCTGCCAGCTTGGACAACGCCGTCGTCGTCGAGGCGTACAGCAGGTCGCCGACGGCGTAGCTGGCCTGTCCCGTGCCGCCGTTGACCGCGACAAGCGTCCCCGCCAGTGAGATTGCGCCGGCCGTGGGCGTCGAGGGCGTCAGGCCCGTCGAGTTACCAGAGAACGATGTCACGCCGCCCACGCTGCCCGTCAGGGTGACGAACCACGCCGTGTAGGTGCCGGAACCCGCCGTGCCATCGACGAGGACGGTCATGCTCGTGCCGCTGTACGCGGTGATCACGCCATCCATGTAATTCACGGAGCTGTTGACCAGCCGCACGCGATTGCCGACGATGAAGGCCGTGTCGGTGGCGTTCGTGTTGACCGTGAATGTCCTCGACCCGGTGCCGACCGTCAGCGAAGTTAAACTCTCGACGCCGGCATAGCCGAGGCCCACCGGAGCCGCAGCCACGGCAGTGAAGATGATGCTCGGCACAACCGGGCTGACGGGCGTCGTGCCTGCGGGGAAAGATGCCACGGCCAGTGACGTATCATCCGCCGACCAGATAAGCTCAATGTAGTCACTTGCAGCGAGAGGCAGCACAAAGTTCACAGTGCCGATTATCGCACCCTGCACTGAGCCAAACTTGCCCGGCACCGTAAACTTGCTGTCCGTGGCGGTAACATCTGCGCCGTTCTTGCGTATCCATATATTTGCTATGTGCGCGGTATTTGAGTTGTCCGTGTTCGTAAGCTGCGCGGAGAATGTTAGGCTGTAGACGCCCGCGTGAATGAACGTCACTTGCGAGCCGCTGACGACAGTTACGCCGTTATTTTCCACGTCGGCGCTGTTCAATGTCAGCGTGTACGCGGTGTTGATAGCTGCCGCAGTCTGCGTCGTGGTATCCCAGAACGAACCCCAGTACGCCTCAGTGCCAACCGCCAGCGACGCCACGGGCGTCCACACAGGAGGCGCTGCGCCGCCCGAGGTGAGGACGTAGCCCGCCGGCCCGGCGGCGTTGACGACGATGGCCGTGCCGGTGCCGTAAGCCACGCCGCCGGCAGTTGCCGTGGACGTGCTGTTGGTGCCGCCGTTGGCCACGGCCAGCGTGCCGCCAAGCGTGAAGGTGCCGGACGTCGTAATGGGGTTCGTCGTGTCGGACGTGGCTGTGAGGCCCGTGGTGCCGCCGGAGAGGCCGACACTCGTCACCGTGCCTGTGCCCCCGCCGCCGCCAGTGGCGGCGATAGTGACGCTGCCGGGGCCGTTGGTGATCGTGATGCCCGAACCTGCCGTCAGCGTCGCCTTGGCCAGCGTGTTGCCCGTCGTGTTGCCGACTAGCAGTTGCCCGTCCGTGTAGCTGGTCTGGCCTGTGCCGCCGTTTGCCACCGCCACGGTGCCGGTCACGTTGGCCGCTGTTCCGGTCGTGTTCTGGTTTAGCGTCGGCACGTCCGCCGCAACAATGGCGCGGAATGTTGGAGCACCCGCGACGCCATTCGGAGCCGCAAGGAACGTGTTCGCCGTCTGCGAGGCAAAGTTTGCTGGTGTGACTGCGAGCGTACCGCCCAGCGTGAGACTGCCGCTAGTAGTGACGGTGCCGGTCAGCGTCAGGCCGCTAACCGTGCCGGTGCCGCTGACGCTGGTAACGGTGCCACCGCCACCACCGCCGCCAGTGGCGTTGATCGTGATTGTGCCGCTGCCCTGCGATATGGTGATGTTGCTGCCGGCCACCAACGTTTGCCAGAACGGCGCGCCCGAGCCGCCGGCCGAGGTGAGCAGTTGCCCGGCATTACCTGCCGTGGTCTGGTTCAGGCTGTCGTTATCGGCGTAGATAACGGCACCGACGACGGGGGAGATTGCGTCGCCGGTGCCACCACGGCCCAAGGGGAGCACTCCTTGGGTTTCCGTGGTATCGGTCAGGTCCACCGCAGGGTGGACGTGATCTTCCCGCGCAGCCAGCAAACCGATCCCGGCAGAGGCAGCACCCAAGGGTTCTGGCGTCGCGTTCGACGGGTCGAGCGCGAGCGTAATGTTGCTGTTGAGTTGCCCGCCGCCGGTCAGGCCGGCCCCGGCAGACACCGTGCGGCTGGACGGCACGTAGTTGGCCAGCACGACGGGCGTGTCGACAATGGCCGTGACGCGCCCAGTGGCGTCAATAGTGACGGCCGGGATCGTGTCCGCGCCGCCGTAGGTGTTGGCGACGACGCCCGTGAAGTCCAACTGCGCAAAGCCCACGCCGTGCGGGATGATCGACAGCGTGCGGTCTTGACTGAGGTCACCGCCGCCCTGAAGACCGTCACCAGTGCCGATGACGCGCGTGGACGGCACCGCGCCGACGGCGGCGATGTTGGTGAACTGCACCTTGTACGTGCGCCCGTCGATGACGTACGGCATGTAGCCCAGTGTGCTGGTACCAACGTACTCCGGCAGTTGCGTGATCCGCGTGGGGATCAGGTTTGTGGGGACATTGCTCACGCGCCATTACCCTCGGAAAAAGTGAGGAAGTCGTCGCTGTCCTCGGTGATTAGGAAGAGGTTGCCGTCCTGCGATATAGCACCGGACGGGTTGGTCGGGATAGCAGTATCTGGCCGCGTGAACGGCAGCACGATGTTGTCCGTCGGCGGAGGCCCGAGGCGGTACGGGTCAAACTGGTCCATGTCCTTGTCGCAGACGCGCAGGCCGGGGAAGTTCGGGTCGGCGTTCAGCTTGTGTAGCGGCATCTTGATCGAGCAGCGCGAGCAGATGCCGATGCCGAGCGAGGGGTTGCCTCGGGTGTTGAGGAAGCGCGCCATCAGGACAGCGGCGTATCGGGGCGCGGGTGGCGCAGGACGATGTTGTCCTCGACGTTCGCCGGGATGCGCCACGGGTCGAGGTCGTCGAGGTCATTGACGCACACCTTCAGCCCCGGATTGTTGCGGTCAGACCACAACTCCTCAAGCGGAAACTTGCGCTTGCAGCGGTCGCAGATGCCGATTGCCAGCCACTGCTTGCCGCGCGTGTCAAGGAAGCCCTCATTTGGCATCAGCGCGTATAGGGGCCGATGTTCGGCTGAATCATCATCGGCGAGTTGTCGCGCTCTTCCATCTGCGCAATCATCAGCGCCTTGTCGGCCAGCGCGTTCAGCGTCGGCACGAGTTGCGGGTCAACTTCGAGAACCTCAAGTGCCAGCCGGGTGGCGAGCAGTGCGACGATGGCCTCATACCAACGCTGCGGGATTTCGATCTCCTGCGTCATCGTGCCGACGTCCATGATGTAACGCTGGCGCCACAGGACGATCTGATACGTGGCGGCGCCGGCGTTCGGCACCGGCCACATGTGCATGACCGGCTGGTTGACCTGACGGTCGAACCAGTATTGCAGCGGCCGGTTGGACTGGAAACTCTTGTTCGGCAGGTTCGTGTAATCGTCGCGGTTGATGCGCGCGAGGGGGATTTCCGTGGGCGTGTTGCCGAGGTAAATCTGGCTAAAGTTCAGCGTGCCGCTGGTGGCCAGCACGCGGAAATACTGCGTCGCGACGCTGCTGTCGAGGTCGTACCACGTCCACTGCCCGGCGACGGCGCTGGGCGTCTCCGTCTGGATGGTGGTCCACGTCACGCTGTCGTCGCTGCGCTGTAGCGAGATCGGCACTGACGCGGCCGTCCAGAAGACGCCCACAGTCGTCACGAAGGTGGCGTTGGAGAAGTCCACCTCGCGGAACGTCGGGCCGTCGTAGTTGGCGCCAGTGACTTCCTGCAACCAGCGCAGGTTGCTGTTCAGGATGTCCACCGTGCCAGTGTCGGTCGTGATGTCGCCGACGCCGTCGTACAGCGGGTAAATCTGCTTCTCAATGCACCACAGGGGGGTGCCTTGGTTCGCCAGCTCGCCGAAGATCAGATACAGCTGATCCTTGGCGATATCGATGTACTCAGCAGTGATCATCGCGGCCGGAATGCGGCAGCGCCGGAATGCGTTATCGATAACGCGCCCGGTGTTGAAGACTGTCTGCGATACGGTGTTGGAGAATGCCATCAGACCCCGCCTGCGTGGTTAGAGCAGCAGCCGGCCACCGAGGGCGGGCATTTCTGGCCAATGTCTTGTATCATGCGGGGGCCGAGGCTGCAACCTCGGCCCCCTCGCGGGTCAGCAGCTCTTGCCACCCTTTGGCATAGCGGCAAGGCCACCGCCCTTCTTCGCCATCGCGCCGCCCTTGGCGCGCGGGGTCGTGCGCAGCACTGCGGCACGATCAGCGGCGTCCATGAGCGACATGCGCCTGCCGCTGTCTACGCTGGCGCCGATCAGCGGCAGGCGCGGGGCCACCGGGACGCGCTTCTTCACTTGGCGCATCTCACGCTCTGACATGGCACCGGCTCCGGGTGCGCGACGCATCAGCTCGCGCATCTCTTTGGCTTCCATTTCCGACATGCGGTTGCCGCTGGCCACGCTGTCGCCGATCGGCGGCATGCGGTTGACGCGGCCGCCGCCGGCCTTCTTCATGGGCATCTTTGCGCCGGCCTTGCGGGCCTCGCTCATGGCGATGGCCGTGGCCTGCTTCGGGTTGGTCACCGTCGGGCCGCTCTTGCTGCCGCTGTGCAGCTTGCCTGCCTTGAAC